TCACCAGTCTTGAATCCAACTGTTCGTAGTTTGTCTCTAAAACCCTACAAAATCGCACAAAACCTCTCTCGCCATACGTGACCGTTCAGCGTAGTACCTACTGCATGAATGTGGAGATACCCTCAACGGAACCGTCCGTCATCAACGCGGGAGACACAATCTCATGGACTAAATCACTGCCAGACTATCTGCCCTCCGACGGGTGGTCTCTCTCTTACGCGTTTCGCTTTCAGCACGGTGCCGGCGGCCTCGATCTTATCGGGATCCAGTCCGGCGCCGTCTTCTCCTCCACCATTCCAGCGGCTAGTTCGAACGCGATGCAGCGCGGGCTGTGGAATTGGGCGGCCTATGTCACGCTCGGCGCCGATCGGCATCAAGTCGCCGCCGGGATCCTGACCGTCAAGCCGAACCTCGCGACGATCAACGACACGACGGACCTCCGCACCTCCGCCAAGAAAGCCTATGACAATGCCCTAGCTGCGTGGGAAGGGGTGAAGCTCGGTCAAACCGTCATCCTCAACGGCCGCACCTACACGCAGCACAATCTTAAGGATCTGATTGTGTTCGTCGATCGGTGCAAAGCGGATTATGTCGCAGAACGGCAGGCTGAGCAGATGGCACAGACCGGCATCAATCCTCGTCACATCGGGGTGAGGCTCACCCGTGTTTGAACGGTGGCGCGAGAAATTGGCTCAGGTCATTGCTCCACCGGTCACGCCGCGGATCCGTCAACCATTGAATCTTGCCAGGATGTATGCGGCCGCCAAAGCCTCCCGGCTCACGACGGGCTGGGGGCAACTCACCTCGAGCGAAGATGCCGAACTCAGCACCAGTCTGCGCACCATGCGGAATCGCTCACGCGAACTGATTCGCGATTCCGCCTATGCGAAGCGCGCGAAAGTCATTGTCCAAAATAATGTGGTCGGGTCGGGGATCGGCCTGCAAGCGAAAATCGAAAACACACGTGGGTCTCTCAATCAGCGCATCAACGATGACATCGAAACGCAGTGGGAGCGGTGGTGTGAGGCGGGGCAGTGTCATACCGGTGGGGCGCTCCACTTCCCGGAATTCGAACGTGCCGTCATGGGCCAGACCTTTGAAGCCGGGGAAATCTTCGTGCGCAAACACTATCGCGCGTTCGGGGAGTCCGCCGTGCCCTTCGCGCTTGAACTCATCGAACCTGAACGGCTCGCCGATGAATTTCAACCCAGTCCATCGCAGACCGATACGCAGGTCCGCCTCGGGGTCGAGGTGGACGCGTTCCATCGGCCCGTCGCCTACTGGATCAGAAGCTTGCATCCAGGTGAGGTGCGTCTGACGGCGGAGCGCAGTGCCATGATCGAGCGCGTCCTAGCACAGGACGTGCTCCATCTCCGTCTGATTGATCGCTGGCCACAAACCCGCGGCGTACCCTGGCTGCATGCGGCCATGCGCCGGCTGAACGATATGGACGGGCTCGGCGAGGCCGAGATCGTCGCGGCCCGCGCGGCCGCCTGCTATATGGGCTTTATCGAACTGCCGAATGCCGAAGAGTCCTATGGGGAACAGCAAGCCGATGGGTCGACGCAATCGGAACTGCAGCCAGCCATGATCGAACGGCTGAAACCAGGTGAAAAGTTCAATTTCGCCGCGCCCAACCGTCCCAACGCCAACCTGGACCCCTTCATGCGCATGATGCTGCGCGAAGTTGCCGCCGGGGTCGGCGCCTCCTACGAAAGTCTGTCGCGTGATTATTCGCAAAGCAACTATTCCTCGTCCCGTCTCGCGCTGCTCGACGATCGGGATCTCTGGAGGATGCTGCAGAAGTGGTTCATCCGCTCCTTCCGGTCTCAGATTCATCGCGCCTGGCTGCAGCAGGCGGTGCTCGCCCGGGCGATCACCTCGATCAACCTGGAAGCCTACGCGTTGAATCCCATGGCCTATGAAGCCGCGCGCTTCAAAGCTCGTGGCTGGAATTGGGTCGATCCAACGAAGGAAGTCGAAGCCTACAAAGAGGCGATCCGGTGTGGATTCACGACCGTCTCCCGCGTGATCGAACAAACCGGCAATGGCGACGATCTGGAGGACATCATCAAGGAGCGGGAGAACGAGCTCGCCCTCATGCATGAGCACGAGTTGATCTTCGACACCGATCCGGCGGTGGATGGCAAGGGGGTTTCGAGCACCCCGGCGCCGCCTGCGCCGACTGATCCTGCCAATCCGACTGATGCCACCGATCCGGCCGTCGCGCAGGCCGAAAAGATGCTGCGGGCCGTGACGCCGATCCAAATAAATCTCGATGGGAAAGAGATCGCCCGCCATGTGGCGACGCGCGTCTCGAAGATCATTGCACATGAGGGAACCCATGCCAACTAAGGAAGCCGGCGTCATCAATGTCACGGTTGAAACGATCAAGCAGAAAGAACTCTTTCGCCGATTCCTCAGTGCGGAGGCGTTTGAGATTCGCCAAGCGGAAGGCGAGCCAAAGACCTTGAGTTTTGCGGCATCCTCCGAGCAGCCCGTCGAACGCTGGTATGGCAACGAAGTGCTGTCGCATGAGCCGGGGGCGGTCAAGCTCGGCCGTGCCCAGAATGGGGCAATGCCTCTGCTCTTCAATCACGATGTCGGCGACCCATTAGGAATGATCACCGGGGCGAGGCTCAAGGGTGGCCGCATGATTGTGGACGCCACGCTGTTTGCGACGGCGCGGGCGGCTGAAATCCTCACCATGATCGACGGGGGCTTGCGGAACGTGTCGCTCGCCTATCGCGTGAATGTGCTTGAGGAGAACACAAAAACCGACACCTACACGGCGACCGATTGGGAGCCCTACGAAGTGTCGATCGTCACCGTGCCGGCCGATCCCAGCGTGGGCATCGGGCGCGGGGTCGAGAGTGAATATGACGTCAGGATGATTCGCAGTGTGACCCCAACGGCGGAACTCGCCACAACCAGGAGGGCTGACATGACAGAAGACAAAGCCGCGGGGACCGTTTCCGCCGTGGGTGAGACAGAGGCCGTCAAGCAATCGGGCGCCGAATTGGAACAGCGACGGAAGAAGGCCATCGAGACCCTCTGTCGCATGAACAAGCTGGACGATAAATACCGCGATAACTACATCGCGCAAGGCTGGTCCTTGGAAGAAGCCGCCGAGGACATGCTCCTCATCATTGAAGAGCGGGGGAGGAGCAACCCGCAATCCGTGGCCAAGCTGGGCATGGAGCGGAGCGATGTGCAGAAGTATTCCTTGACCCGCATGATCAATGCGCATGTGACCGGGGACTTCAAGCTGGCCGGCCTCGAGCTGGAGTGCAGCAGGGAAGTGGCCAAACGCATGGGGAAGAGTGTCGATCCGCATCGCTTCCTCGTGCCCTTCGAAGTGCTGCAGCGGGCCGTGCCGCTGAACCAGCCAGATCGCCGTGATCTGACCGTGAGCTCGGCTGGCGGTGGCGGGTATCTGGTGGCCACGGAGAACCTGGGCTTCATCGATATTCTCCGGAATCGCTCGGTCGCGTTTCGCATGGGGGCGCGTCGGCTCTCCGGTCTGATGAACAGTGTCACCATTCCACGCATGTCCGCGTCAGGGACGGCCTACTGGCTCGCGACGGAAGGGACGGCCGCCACTGAGAGTCAGCAGACCTTCCAGCAAGTGGCCCTCACGCCGAAGACCGCAGCCGCCTATACCGAAATCAGCCGGCAACTTCTTTTACAGTCCTCGCCAGGCGCCGAAGGGATCGTCACGGACGATCTCGCCCAGATTGTGGCGATTGCCGCCGACCTTGCCGTCTTGAACGGCTCAGGGACCGGCGGACAGCCACAAGGGATTATTCAGGCTGGCATCGGGAGTGTCGCGGCGGGCTCCATGAACTATGCCGCGGTGCTGGAATTCCAGACCGACCTCGCGACGGCCAATGTCAGACCCTCGGCCGGAGGATATGTGACGACGCCATCCGTGGCGGCGCTCGCGAAGCAACGTCAGCGGTTCACCTCCACAGATACGCCGCTCTGGGTGGGCAACATCTGGGACGGGAACATTGAAGGTTTTCCGGCGATGTCGTCCAACCAGATGCCCGCCGCGTCCATGCTCTTCGGAGATTTCTCTGAAGTGGTGGTGGGGGAATGGGGCGTGCTGGAAATCGAGGTCAATCCCTACGCGAACTTCCAGGCCGGGATCGTGGGAGTGCGGTGCCTGTATTCACTCGACGTGGGCGTGCGCCGGCCCTATGCCTTCTCGGCGATGGCTACGATCAGCTAAGCGCGATCACGCTCGCAATGGAGCAAGCAGTTATCGAAGGGAGTGAGCAGTTATGTTGACGGCGAAAGGATCCGCACTGGTAGCGGGGGCATTCGTGCCAGGAACGACGGAGACCATGACGGTGAAAGTCCTCCGCGGGTTTTTGAACCTGCAGAAAGTTCGGTGCGCGCCAGGAGAGATCGTGACGTTGCCCGTGTTCCTCGCGCTCGATGTGATTGCGGCGCGGAAAGCGGAGCGGGTCCACGTCGATCCTCCACCGGTGCACAAGTCGGCACTGGAGGGGGCCTCTGGGCCCCTTCAGGCGAAGGACAAAGGAGAGGGGAAACATGCTGGGAAATGAAGCGCAAGCCGCGAGTCCGAATCAAGTGCTCAAGCCGGCGACCTATGCCAGTGCGGCGGCGGCGTCCTCGAACTTCATTGATGCTCGAGGGTATGAGGGAGACATCCTCATCATCCAAAATTCGAGTGTCGTGAGCGGGGCGCTGACCGCCTGGATCGAGGACGCGAGCGATACCGCAGGGACCAATGCCGCGAGTGCCAATACGACGGCGTTCAGTTCCCATGGGGCCTCCAGCAATGTGCAGATGCGGACGGTGGACGCGAAGTCGATCAAGGGGTTCCTGCGGTATCGCGGGATTCCCACCGGCTCCGCGCTCATTTCCGTGATGCTGCTGGGGCGGCCCAAGAACATCGTCTGATGGCCTCGCAGGCCTATGAGCAGCTGCTGGCGTTAGGTGCCGAACGCGGCACCTATACGCCGGACGAGGGAATGCCTGTGTGTATCGTCGGCCTGGTTGAACCGATTCGACGCACCGACTCGCTGGGCAATCAATCGTTTCTGTCGAAGACCTATGAGATCTGGTTCGTCAAGTCCGAGACCGAAGGCGTGACCCGCATCAAGGCCGGCTTCGATACGTTTGCCATTAAGTTGGACCCGAGCGATGACGACGAGACCCCGCTGCGCATTACGAAGATTTATCCAGAGCGTGATCAGGGGTTGCCCGGGGATGGGATCGGGATGTGGCATGTGGAAGCGGTGGTGTAGCGCATTCAGGGAGGGGAACTAGATGCCATCGGCGGCGATGTCAGTCGGGCGATTGGTCCTCGTGAACGGGGCCGCCTTCGTGAAGGGGTGCCAGGATGCCCAGCGGCTCCAGGTGAACTATATGCGGACGGAATTGAAGCGCGGTGCACAACGGATTCGGAAGAATTTCATCCGTACCCAGTTACAGGGCCCGCCCGGCATCACGGCGGGAAAATTGGCACGTGGCAAGAACGTCTGGACCTTTACCGGTGGCAGCGATGCCAAATCCCTCCACGCGAAGATCGGGATCTCGCGCATTCTGCACGTGCACGAACGCGGGATGACGATCACGCCCTCCCATGGCCCGTTTCTCTTCATTCATGGGACCGGCTCAAAGAAGGATGAAATTGTGGCCGCCGTGCGTCAGGTGGTGATTCCTGCGCGGTTGCGTTTCAGGCAGGAAGTGGCGGCCGAAGGGCCGGCGATGCTGCAGAAGGTGGGGGAGGCCGCCTCACGCGCCTCTGAAGTTGCATTGAGTCGGGCCTTACAGGGGACGGTGCGACTGTGAGCGACTCGATTCAAGAGCAGATCGTGACGAAGATCGCGACCGCGCTCGCCGGCGTGACCGTCGGGAACGGCTATGTAAACACCATTGCGTCGGTACAGCGTCACAACCAGACCGGCATGAACCTCGGCACGCTCCCCACAGTCTTGATCCGAGAGGGCGAGTGCCATGTAGAGATGGAAAAGAGCGCGAGGCCGAACGTGCGCCGTCGCATGGAAGTCTATCTCGTGGTGGTCGCCCAGCAAGATGAGACGGATGTGACCGTGACCGGGGGGGGCCTGCTAAACAGTTTAGTCGCGGACATCGAGAGGCGGATCGGGGCGTCACAGAATTGGGACGGGTTGGCAATCATGACGGATCCGCCGAGTTATCTCGAGGTGGACGTCGATGCGACCACGCCTCAATTGGCGCGCGGCATGCGCCTTGATGTGACCTATCAGCATCTCCGAACGGACCCCTATTCACAATGACGCCGGCAACGAAAGAACTCTGGACCGTCATTATCCGTCATTTATTCGGCATCGTGAAGGCCTTGGAGACATGGGTCGGTAAGCACTAGACAGACAGATCAGATCATCGCTCTGTGCACGCCGTGAAGCCACGCGGACCTCCGCCTCGCTTGACAGATTGCCTCCTCAGAGCTTCACCAGGAAAAAGGAGGCATCCATGCCCACCGCAGCGTTACCAGCCTATGGGACCTTGATCAAGCGCGGGTCTTCGCCCTCAGGCTCCAGCCCGAATGCCTATGCCACGATCGGCGAGGTGAAATCGATCAAAGGTCCGAGCACGAAAGTCTCGGTCATCGATGTCACGACGCACAGCTCGGCAGCGAGCGGGAACTATCGCGAGAAGATTCCGTCCCTCATCGATCCGGGCGAGATCACGTTCGATCTGAACTATGTCCCCACCGATGCGACCCTGGTCTTGCTGCGTGCGGACCTCACGAATCGCACCAAGCGTGACTTCCAAGTCTTGCCTGCCGGCACGGCACAGATCATCAGCTTTTCGGGGTACGTGACCGACTTCCCGTTGGAATTTCCGACGGACGATGTGATGAGTGCCTCGATCACGATCACCGTGACTGGCGCGATCACCTTTGCATAACGGAGTAGTGGGCGCTCACCCGTGCGTAACCAGTGGAAGGAGTACAGCAATGAAAGGCAATGGCACCCCCGCGATGACGGTCCTCACACGGGACCAGATCCTCGCCGCGGTCGACATGAAGATCGAGGCTGTGGACGTTCCCGAATGGGGCGGCACCGTCCATGTGCGCAGCTTGAAGGGTTGCGAGCGCGATCTCTTCGAGGCCTCGCGGTATCAGATCAAAGGAAGGGAAGTGGAGCTGATCCACGAGAACACACGCGCCAAGTTGTTGGCCGTGTCGCTCTGTGACGAGGCAGGGGCCGTCCTCTTTAGTGAGCGCGATGTGGTGGCGCTGGGAGAGAAGAATGCCAGCGCCCTTGATCGAGTGTATGAGGTGGCCATGCGTCTCTCTGGCCTCCGGGCGAAGGACGCAGAGGCGAAGCTAAAAAACTCCGAGGCCGCCCAGATCGACGCTTCGTCTTCAAACTAGCGCTGGCGCTAGGCAGGACGGTCGGGGAACTCTTGGCGGTGATCTCCTCCGAGGAGCTCACAGAATGGGCGGCCTATTTCGAACTGGACCCGTTCGGTTCCTATCGGTCGGATCTTCAGGCGGCATTGGTGTCGAGCACGATCGCGAATGTCCACGCGACCAAGGGACATCGCTTTTCTCCAAAGGACTTCATGCTGCGGTTTCAGTCTGACCCAGAGCCGGCATCGGTCATGAGCGGAGCGGCCGTGCTAGCGATGTTTCGCGCGATCGACGGAGGAGCGCATGGCTGACATCGGGGCCCTCGTGGTACGGATCGGGGCGGATGCGAGCGAACTCCATCGCGCCTTCGATCAAATGGGGCAGAAGGGGAAGGATTTCGGCGACGTCCTGGCCAAAGCCGGGAAGATCGCCGAAGGGGCATTCCTCAGCCTCGCCGCGGCCATTATCCCGGTCACCATCCAGGCCGGCAAACAAGCGGAAGAACTGTCGCAGCTCAGTCAGATCACCGGCATCGGGACCGATACGCTTCAGGAATATGACGTCGCACTGGGGCGTGTGAATCTGACCGGAGCCGACCTCACCGTCATGATGCGAACCCTGTCGACGAACCTCGAGCAGGCCAGGCAGGGCACGGGAACGGCGGCCGATCGCTTTCGGCAATTGGGCATCGACATCCGGCAGGTGACGGACACCAACGACCTCATACGCAAGATCGCCGAGTCGGTGTCGCACTTTTCGAACGGCACCGAGAAGGCCGCGATTGTCGCGGATCTGCTTGGGAAGAGCGGACTCAAGTTCATTCCGGCCTTTGAGGGGGGCGCGAAAGCGATCGACGATGCAGCCGCAGCCTCGAAGCGTCTCGGCGAGACCCTGTCCGATCTGCAGCTCTCCGTCCTCGGGACGATGGACGATTCCCTGGACGATATGAATCTCGCCTTCAAACGCGCGAGCCAGCAGCTCGGGGTGCTCTTTGCGCCGGCAGTCGAAGCGGTCGCCCGGCTGCTGACCGACCTCTTCGCCTGGATCGGGAAGAGTCTGAACGATCTCGGGGTCGAGTTCGATGTCTTCGCAATCAAGATTACCCATTTCGGGCTGAAGGTCTCCGAGCTCGCGAGCATGGATCTCTCCGGCTGGCTGCTTGATAACGACGCCTGGAAGCAGGCGCTCGCCAACATGCGCATGATCGATCAAGAGGCCGACAAGCTGGTGGCGAAAGCGAGAGCGCACGCGGCCATGCCTCCGGCCCCTCCACCGGCCGACACCAGACGGCCGCCTCCGATGCTG